CCTTATCGCCTCGTCGAAGGTTGAGAGCTACACTAGAGCAATTAAAGAGATTGACGACCGATTTAACGACATTGAGGACCGTGATGGCAACATGCCAGAGCCGCCCCAGATCGTTAAGGACTATCTGGCTTACCGCAAGCTGAGGTTCAGCGAATCTGAGTTGGATGTGGCGATTGAGTTCCTTGGCCCACTGAACCAGTTACAAAAGAAGTTCCTCGGACTGAGGAAGCTTCAGACGGGCATGGCAGTTGTCAGGGAGTTCCTGGAAGTAGACCCGAACCTGAAACACAAGGTTCGCATGTCGAAGACGCTTGAGAAAGCTTTGGAAGAGGTGGGATTCTATCAGGACGGCATCGTACCGGAACCAGAATATGAAGAGACTCTGGCAGCTATTGCAGAGGCAGCACGACAGGAGCAAGCTACAGAAACCGCTATTGAAATGGCAAAGGCTGTGCCTGGACTATCAAAGGGCATGGACGGGGCTAGTCCGATGGCGAAGATGTTAGATCAATAATGAATTGCGCCCGTTGTAATAATATCGTTCTACGCGCAGAGGTCAAAGAGGGCCTTTGTCCTAAATGCCAAAACGAACTACCTGAAGTAACACAGGCCCGCATTGCCATATCTTCTGGCCGCGACCTGTTAGCCAAGATGTTCATTGACGGCGGTATATTCTCACAGATGCAGGATGCTAGGGATATGGCCGTTCAGAACTTCTTACTTTCAATAGTACAGGAAGCCCTCAACCAAGACCCAAGAAAGTACAAAGCCTTGGTCGAGCGGTTTGTAGACAATGTTATAGAAATTTCAGGAGCAAAACATGAGTGAAGAGGCAACGGCCCAAGAGGCAACGGCGGAGGCTGATGCTCATTGGACAACCGGGAATGAAGAGTTTGCGGCAGACGAGGTTGTGAGTAAAGCGGTCAGCAAATTCGACTCGCCTTACAAGTTAGGGAAGTCTTACGCAGAACTAGAAAAGAAGTTGGGATCTGAATTTAGAATCCCAGACGACGTTAGCAAATTATCAGACGAACAGAAGGAGGCATTGAACGCCAGAGTCAAGGAGTTGTCCGGTGCGCCGAAGTCTATTGAAGACTATCAATTGGACATCCCCGAGGAAATGGTATCGCTAATCGACCAGGACGCAGTTCAGGCGATCAAAGAGACGGCGCTAGAGAAGGGAGCGACTCAAGATCAACTGAACGCTATTACCAAGACTTATATGGATAATCTCGCCGCTGCTTATAACAAGCAGGTCGAGGCCCGTAATGAAGCCTTGGATGCCTACAAGAAAGAATTGGGGTCAAAGGCCAGTGAGGTGCTGGGAACCGTAGACTCCGCAGGCAAGACGGTCGAACTCGGTAACGTGCAGAAGGCGGCTATGCAACTCTCAAAAGAGTTGGGTTTGGACTACGTCGATTCAGACGGTAAGCCAAAGTCAAAACTTTGGGACGAGTTGGAGATGACCCGCCTTGGCGATAAGGTGTCTCTCTGTAAAGTGTTTGATTGGATTTATAAGGAAAAGTTTGCTGAGGGCGCACCTACCCCCAGCGCCGGGACGGCACAGGAGTCTGAGTCGTTCTTCGATTACCCCAGTATGAATTAAATCATCCAGGCAACCCGCAAGGGTCTGGTCTTAGGATGAGCCTGCTTCTGGCAGATAACTCTCCGCACAACATTAACCCAAACCGGAGATTATCATGTCAGAATATAATATCAATTCCCAATGGACTCTCCTTGAGAGAGCCAAGCGTTCGGCTGATGGCAAGACCATTCTGCCGATCCTCGACGTAATGGACAAGCGCGGCGTTCAGGACTTCCTGAAGGATGTCCCGTACTTTGCGGCCAACATGGGCCTCCAAAACCGCATTGTCCGAACCACTTCCCATCCCTCTAGCACTCGGCGCTCGTTCTATCAGGGCGTTGGCGCTACTGCGGTCACGACTCAGGTGGTCTGGGAACCGTTGATTCTCTTTGAACAGCGTTCCTCGATTGACGAAGATCACCTCGACACCGTGGATAACCCCAAAGAGGCACGTCGCCAAGAGGATGAAGGTCACATGGCTGGACTCCTTGAGGACTACGTTACCGCCATGTTCACCGACGCTCGTACATCGGGCGAGGAGTACATTGACGGTTTCGCGGCCCGCACCTCGACTCTGTCCTATCCCGGCCATACCACCACAACGTATCCCTACTGTTGGAACACCGGTGGAACCACGGACCTGTCCTCACTGTATATCGTAGAATGGGGCGGTCAGGCTTGCCACGGTCTGTATCCCGGTGCCAAAGCCGGGAACACGGGCATGTTCGGCATCTCTGCTCGGGACAAGGGCAAAGAGCCTGTCTTGGATTCCTCTGACAACACCTACTATGCCTACGTAAGTCAGTTCAAGAAATGGGCTGGCCTCGCTGTTCACGACGACCGCAAGTTCTGCCGCATTGCCAACATTGAGTCTTCGATTACTTCCACCAACGGGATTGATGAAGATTTGATTATCCAAGCGATCAACCACGGCAAGTTCAATCTGAGCAGCTCTCGCATCTATGTCAATCCTTACCTCAAGTCGCAGATCGACAAAAAGGTAAAGGACAAGGCTGGCTCGGCGTGGAGCATTGTGGATACGTTCGGCAAGGCTGTTCCTGCCATCTGGGGCATTCCGGTCCGCGTTCTGGACGATACCATTCTGACCAACAGTGAGACCGAGGTAAGCTAAGGAGTTTTTACCATGAGAGACGCATTTGAATTTTCCAACGCACAAGCGCTTGCTACTCTTGACAGCACCGGCGTTGTGTCAACGAACATTTGGGATCTGGAAGAGGACGCTGTTACGGACGGTCAGGTTTACGGATGGCTGAACGTGAAGATCCTCTCCACGACCAATACAGGCGGCGATAGCGGGCTTTACATCGAGCTTCGCTCTGCCGACAACACGAATATGTCCACCACGCCGATTTACCTTGGCGCTGCCCTTCTGACCCAGGCTGAAATTGTTGCCGGCGCGGTAGTGTCCATCGGGGTTCGTAAGTCGAACTGCGAGAAATATATTGGTGTGTGGTACAAAACAGTTAGCGAATCCCTTACCGGGGCCACTGCCGTAGATGCATGGTTCTCCCAGGCACCCGCCGGGGAACTGCGCATCCAGAAGAAGCCGAGCTAAAGGAGGTGTAGTATGAGACTTCGCACTTTCATTGCTCTCTTGATCTTGGTTGCTGCCGGGATTGGGTTTGCTACGTTTACAAACTCAATGGATGGCGACCCGACCTCTTGGTATTGGACGGGCGGCACCAAAGACACCGGGCTTCTTTGGGCAAGAGAAGTAGAAGATTACCTTGACGGCACAACTGGTGTGGTTGTGAAGAACGCCGTAGAGGTATTCGACGCAAATGACACTTTAACTGCTGCGGAAACAGGAAAGGTTTGCGTATCTGACGGGAAGGGGTCTGGCGACCTTGTTTTAACCCTCCCCGCCGCTGCTGCGGGCCTGACTTATACGTTCTACGATGCAAATGCGACCGCTGGCGATGATCTTTGGATCACTGCTGGCACGGGCGACACCATTAACGGCGGCACCGCTGCTAAGTCGTACAAATGTACCGGGGACGCTGTCAAACAGCACGTTACTCTTGTCGCTGCTGACGCGACACGCTGGGTCATTGTTGCTGAAAACGGCACATGGGCCAACGACAACAATTAACTTCCCTACCTTTAGGCCGCGTGGGGGGCTTCGGCCCCCTGCCCGCCCTTTTGTTATGACTAAAAAAGACATCACCATCCCGTTCCTTGCAATCATTGCTGGCATCATTGTAGGCATGTCCTGCATGGCGCACTCGGCTGACTATTACATCAATGGTTCGACCGGGCACGATACGAACTATGACGGCACCAGCCCGACAGTGGACGGTGGCGGTGTAGGGCCGTGGGCAAGTCTCAGCAAGGCCACCAGTACGCTCACGGCGGGGCAAGTTGTTGAGGTTGCGGGGGGCACATACGTTGGTGATAGCAATCGCATTTCAGAGACAACTTCTGGGTCTGATGGCTTACCAATCACATACCAAGGTGCCAGCGGCGAAACTGTGATACTAGATGGCTCTACGATGTCTGGTTCTCCGGTGTACTTAAACGGCGCGTCGTGGATTACGGTAAAGAATTTCACGATAAATGACAGCGCCATTCAGGGCGTTGCTATGGCCGGGGATATTTCTGGTATTGTTTTGGAAGACCTGCATATCGACAATCCCAAAAACGCCGGGATTCATTGTGACCTTGCTGGGTCGGTGTCTGACTTGACGGTTACAGATGTCAACATTGTTGACCAGAACTCCACCGGAAACACTGGCGCTCTATATTTCAACGACTGCAACACGATAACCTTCACTCGTGTTACGATAACGAACCCTGCCCGTGACGGCTTCTGGGGGTACGGCAACTCTGATGTTACGTTTGATAGCTGCTACATCGAGGGGCAACAGGAAAACCCAGACCACCAGGATGCCATCCAAATTGGTGACTGCAATGGCCTGGTCATTAAAAACTGCATCCTACACTCAACCAGCCAAAACATCTACTTTGGCGTGAACAACACACTCTACGACCAGAGCGAAGAACGCGACGTGTATATTTATGGCAACACGATATACAACGAGTATTGGTTTGATTTCAACGAATATGGTAGCCAGGGGATAATTTTCTCCGAGGCAACTGCCGTAACGGGGGCAGAGGACACAGATGTAAACGGGATGTATATATTCAATAATACAATCTTGTATTGCGGGTTCAACGCTATCCTGGTCCAACCGTCAGAATCGCCAAGAGATAATGACGCCAACAACATTGTAATTATGAACAACATCATCGTGGACAGCCCCAGCACTCTTGATGGTGGCGACCAGGACGACAAAATACACTCTGACTGGAACTGGTACTGGACATCAGGTACAGGACAGACAGGGAGTGGATTGCCTGGGCAGGCAACTTCGGCTACGGCTACAGCACCGGCACTTGAAGATGCTAATAGTACGTCTGGCACGTCTCCTCAGTTTACGAACTATAATGCGACAACATACAACTGGACTGTAGCCACATACACGGGCGATAACATTGAGAACCAGGGCTGCGGCCTAGCCGCCCTGCAAGCGAAGATCCCCGGCATTAGTTCGTGGACCGACCGAAGCGGCAACACGCATGACGGATCTGAACCCGGAGCGTATGCATACTCTGCGGGCGAGGCACCATCAACGAGGCAATGGTTATTGATGCGAGACAACAGATGAAACAGTTCATAATCGCAATTCTACTGCTATTAGTTGGCCTGACTGCCTATGCAGCCAATAACCCGACCGATGCCGTGTCCTGGTACAAGTTTGAGTCTGGGGCGCTGACGACCGACTCCCAGGGCTCCAACACCCTATTCATGACCGGCACCGTAGACGCCAATACCGCCGATTATCAAGAAGGTGCGGCGTCGGCGTTCTTCTCTGGCGGCTCCAACTACTTCACCCAGGCCGACCTGGACATCTTCGCAGATGGCGACAGCAACGACTTCACCGTGACCTGCTGGGTGTTGCCGCGAGATACGGCGGCTACGCGCACAATCTGGGAGCAGTACGACATCGCCGGGGACCAGAGGGGATTCAAGGTGCAGCATGATGCTAGCGGCAACATCGTGGCTTATGCTGGGTACAATGGCGGCGCGGAGTACGATACATACAATCCGTCTGGGATCACCTTAGCCGACGATACGTGGTCGTTTTTGGCTGTTACGTTCACAGACGTCAATGACGGCTACACGTTCTATGAGTATGACGGCTCAGCGCACTGGGCCGATGGTGTCCTGGATGAACCCATCCACCACTCAACCGACGACTTTCAGATAGGCGTGGCCGGGACCATTCAACTGTTTAATGGTTGTATCGACGAGATGATTATCTGGAACAAAACGCTGACCCGCGACGAGCTAGACCAAGTGCGACAGGGCACGTACGGCGCGGCAGATGAATCCAGCGGCGACTTGGTGATTGTACTTAAATGATGAAATATGCATTTTACATTTTGGTCGAGGTCGTTTCAATCGATGCCGGGCACACCCTTGATGTAATTATGGCGGCTGCAAAATAACTATGAGAACATTCAAACTTCACATTCTATTCCTGCTTGTTCTAGCGGCCACAACAGCCACGATCTATGGGTCTGTGATGTTGGTCGTTGATGAAGAGAAGCGATCCTGGGGCAATCAGTTGATGATTACCCCTGGCGAGTATGGCTTCGGCATGAATACGGTTGCTGGGTCTGGTCGGCATCTTGATCCTCCTGCGACGACGATATTTCATGTAAACGATATAAATGATTACAATGATGCAGAGTTCGCGGCCACGCCAGAAGACTACTACGGGACTTTACGATATGCCATAGAAGAAGTAAACTCCCCAAAGACTATTGTTTTTGACGTTAGTGGTTATATAGCCACTAAGAGTCCAATATTTATAGGCTATAACGATCCAAATTTATCAGAGCAGAAAGGGTCTTATATTACAATAGCTGGACAAACAGCCCCTTCGCCTGGCATTTGTATAAAAAATTACGGATTAACTATTGAGAGATGGGCGCATGATATATTGATACAGCATGTTCGCATTAGGCCAGGAGATCAATCTTTCACAGACTTAAACTGTCCAGATTGCCTAAAAGAATCTATAGGAGACTGTGTTACAGCACTGTGGTCATACTATCCAGAATCCGACCCTCCAGTTTTACCGCCCAGAAAAATCGTCATGGATCATTGTTCGTTTACTTGGGGCGGCGACATGAATTTGCAACTTGGGGCTGTTGAAATGTCGATAATAAACTGTATCACAGGCGAGGCATTGCACAGCCCGTTACATCCAAAGGGGCCACACTCAAAAGGAATGTTACTTAGTGGATATGTCAATACTCCCGTGCCCGATAGAAATATACTTGTGGCAAAAAACTTATTTATAAGCAATGTTGATAGGAATCCCCGCATCGTTGCTCGCAATGCAGTTGTTGTCAATAATGTTTTTATTGATATTTGGTCTGGTATAAACTCAGATGACACTGAATGGCCAGACATACCACAAAATACGTCTATTGCTGCAAACTATGCCATTGAAAGCGACGCCATGGACCCTGCTTTAGGCAACGGGCAGTTTCACGCTGTGTCGTTGATGAGCCAAGGCAATCAGCTATACATTGGCGGTGATAGTTTCTATTATGGGGAGTTACAAACAGAGCCATATTATCACCCTAATGAGTATTGGGTGAACATAGATTATCCAGAAGGGTTGTTGGATTCACCTTCCCTTTGGCCGTATTATTTTCAGAAAAAAACAGCGGCAGATGCGTATACGTATGTGCTAGAAAATGTTGGCGCATTCCCTAGGGACTCTGTTGACAGCCGGTTAGTCACGACAGCAACGAATATAACTCCTGGTGAGCCGAATGGAATTATCGCAAGCGAGGATGAGGTTGGAGGTTATCCAGCGTTTGCAGAAAATGTGTCTGTGTGGGAAGAACCTGCGAACCCGAACGATTTACACGTATCTGGATACACAAATTTGGAGGTGGCACTACATGAAGCTGCTGCTGCTATTGAGCCTTAGTTTTTGCACATTATGTGTTGCTGATGAATATGTTCGTTATGTGGATAGAGATGTTTCCGGTGGATTGGGGAATGGCCGCGACCTTGATAACGCTTATTCATCTTTATCTGCATTAGAAATCGCAGAAGAAACTGATTTAACCGAAGACACAAACAATCTTGTAGTTTATCTAACTGCATCAAGCGGCACGGAGGATGAAACATCTGTCTATTGGGATGAATGGACAATGAGCGCAGACTATGACGTTACGCTTATTGGAGATGGATCATATACACTTCATAATAATGACACTGATGACACTGCGTTTAGACTACGGGATACGCACATAACATTCATTGGAATAAACTTCAAAGTGACAGCAACTGGATCATCTGATCGTTATTGTTTCTTTTCTAGTGGATTCCCTGCTGGATCTTGGTTAATTGATAGTTGCACATTTGAAGGCGTATCAAGTAGTTCTGGTTCAGTTTATGGAATATATCAAACAGACCCAGATGGAACAAACTTAACTGTTGTTAATAGTATATTTACTGGATTTGTTAATTCTACAGACGATGAACACGGAGGAATATGCAATACTGCTGGGACGCCATCAATCTATAATTGTACTTTTTATGGGAATAGATTTGGCACAATAGGATCATTTAGTGCAATAACAAACTGCATCGCCGGAAACAACTCTAACGCAGATTTTGGCACAACAACGAATGTAACTTATTGTTGTTCTGACGATAAAAGCGGGAGTGATGCCCAAGGTCCAATTGGTGGAGACTGGACAAACGAGATGACATCCCCGTCAACTGGCGATTTCACTCTTGTTGTTGACGGGAATTGCGTTGGCAACGGCACAGACGACCCTGGCTCTGGCCTATACGATGACGACATAGAAGGAACCGCCAGGTCATCAACTTGGGACATCGGTGCTTACGAATACGTAGCACCAGCAGCAGGCGGCACCACAATAACCCCCGGCGCAGTCCAGCGTAGACTGCGATCTGAATATCTACTTCTTCTATTACCTTTGACAATTCCATTTATCCGCAGGAGAAAAAAATGAAACGATTAACGATTTTGGCATGTGTATGTATGCTGGCTCTTGCGGGGTACGTTGGGGCCTTAGAGATCCGCTCCTATCCAGGGGCCACGAACCTGACAATCCCGGTCAGGGCGTTTGATGTTAACGGCGACCCTAACACATCTGTTGTCGTGACAGACTGGGAGGGGTTCTACAAAAAAGAGGGTGCGGCACCCGTGTCGTTTGGTGCACTTACACCGAAAGACGCACACGCAGACACGCACGTAGACGGCAACGCAATCGGAGATTCCAACGGGTGGGTGGATATTGATGTTCCAGATGCAGCGTTCAGTGGCACAGTAGGCACAACCGTCGTGATTGGCGCTGTTGATGGAACGTCTGACGACACCAAAGACAAAATTATAGAAACTACGGTGTGGCTGATACAGGATGCAAATGGGCTGCTACAGGTGGTGGTTGTCGATGCATCTAGCGCTGCGCCGCTTATTACCTCGGACCAGCTCTACACGGGTTCTGAGTTAGGCGACAAGATTGTGGCTGACATGGACGCCAACAGTACGCTTCCAGAGCAGACTGTGACGGCTCTTGTTGCTGATGCAAACTGGACTAGCCTAGTGACTGATGCGAACACTGCGGCACAGGCATCAGGAGCTACCCCGGCAGCTATTGTAACCGAACTTGTAACAGACGCCAACTGGACATCTCTGGTAACTGATGCCAATACTGCGGCTATCGGGGTTGCAACCGTAGATAACGGTGCCATTGCCGATGAAGTAGTGACACACATGGACGCAAACTCCACACAGCTTGCTGCCATTGTGGAGGACACCGGAACTACCATCCCTGGCACGATTACTACCATTGACAACGAAATCGCTGTTATTGATGGCATTGTTGATGATATTAACGGATTTGTAGACACCGAGGTCGCTGCAATACTTGAAGATACAAACGAAGTTCAGGCTGATGGCGTTATGATTACTGCCGCAGCGGTAAATGCTGTCTGGGCTAAAACCATGTCTGACTTGTCTGCTGGCAACCCGCAAGTAACAGAAAGCGTCCTTGCTGCATTGACAAGAATTTGGCTTGCTAACTTCGGTAAGGTTGTTACCAACGGCACGAACGATGAGATCGAATGGTACAATGATGCCGGAACAAAGATAGCCGAATCGCCATTCTCGGACGACGATACTGACTTTACCAAGAACAATGCTGGGGCGAATGACTAATGAAGAAGAAACTTTTCATAGTCGCTGTCTTGCTGCTCACGTGCGCTGTGGCGTGGGCAGCAATGGACTCAGAGAACAAACGTCGCGCAGCACAGGGCAACATGCTCCCGGTAGCAGACGCTAACATAGGTCTTTTTGATAGGGGGATGCTTGCTGGAGTCTACATAGCAGACGGCAACGTTGCCGCGCCTGTTGAAGTTAATAGCGTCATTATAAGGTGGCACCACCACTATCACGACTAGGAGAAAAAAATGAAGAAAGCAGTAATATGGCTAATGTGTTGCCTCTTAGTTGCTGTGGCGCTTGGGGCAACAAAAGACGACAGAAACGACGGTATGAGGCCAATTGGGAAGTTGCAGTTCACCCAACAGTCTTGGGCGTCTGGTGTAACGGACGCCGCAACGACATCTATAAACAACTGCAACATGCTCATCGAGCGGATAGATGTTGTCGCGTCGAACTCTACCAATGCGATTACATGGTCCGTGGCTATTGCCGACGAGAACGCCGCCGATGTCATTCCAACGATCTCAAGTATCCCAGAGAATGATACTACGACTAAGCTTGCCACGAAGGCTACGGCAGACTTTGACGCCATCCCGGTGAATAACACCCTGACGGTCACAATCACCCCCTCTGGCGATCCAGGCGCGTCTGGCGCAACTGTCGATGTCATCCTTTACGGACCCTAATTATGGCGACCAAGACTGAGATATGCAAATACGCTTTAGCCAAGATAGGCGGCGGCGCACAGTCCAACCAGATCACGGATGTTGACACAGATGGTACAACTACGGCTGATCTGTGTGTGGACTTCTATGATATTGTGCGCAAGGAAGTGATCTCTCGCGGGTATTGGATTGAGGCCACCAAGTACGCCGATCTGGACAACGCCACCGTAACGGACAAAGGTGCCTGGTCGTATGCCTCAGATGCGCCCACCGACTATCTGTCCAGGCTCAAGGTCATCTATGAGCAGACCCATACCGTGATGCACCCAGAGAAGATCCAACCGATTCGCCACCAGATGATGGGCAGCTATGTCTTTACCGACCTATACACGAACAGCGCTGGCGATAAGGTTCACGCCATGTACGTGTACGACCTATCTACAGAGGCCAGCTTTTCTGTTCAGTTGGTAGAGGCCATTGCCACAAAGCTTGGTGCCGAGCTTGCCCCGGTGATTATCACAGAGGACGGCGGCTATCACCGAAGGATGAACCTGCTCAACGAATACGAAAAGTTCCTGCCCCAATGGCTGGGCGAGAACCAAATGTCTAACTATCGGGACGATCAGGGGGCTGCTACGTGTTTAACTATCGCACGCTGGGAATAGTCTTAATCCTCGGGGCCGTCGCTTTCGCGGCGAACATAACCCTTACCTCGTTTAATTCGGGCGAAGTCTCTCCGTACATGAAGTACCGCAGCGACTTTGCCAAGTATGATAGTTCCCTCCAGACTCTCCAGAACATGATTGTACTGCCCCAAGGGCCTGTAACCCGCAGGCCGGGGACGAAGTACATTGCCACCACTCACACTGACTACCACCACCTCAACTGTCGCCTGATCCCATTCAAGTATTCAAGCGATGACGCCTACGTGCTGGAGTTCGGGTCGTCTTACATGAGGGTCTTCCGTAACGGCGGCAGGGTAATGGACCCCAACGACGGCAATGAACCCTATCAGATTTCAACCCCGTTTGCGTCTGCTAGTATCTATGACATAAAGTTCGTTCAGTCTGCCGATGTCATGTACTTTGTAGACGGCGACTATCACCCACAAAAGCTTACCAGAACTGACCATGATTCGTGGGCGTTTGAGTCACTTTATTTTGATGGCACAGGCCCATTTATTAGCGAGAACACTACTGATGTAACGCTATCTTTTACGGGCACTACTGGCGACGTGAATGTAACGGCGTCAACAAGTGACTTATTTGAGATTAACGATACTTGGTCTGTGTGGTCTGCAAGCCACGCCTCAGGGCCGAATACATTAACCGGCGACCTTACCTCTGACGCCAACTCTGCCGAGATTATTGTACAGGGAAGCTATTATTTCTCTACACATGGGACTTGGACGGGGCAGGTTACGCTTGAGCAGTCTATTGATGGTGGCGATACGTGGGTTGCTGCGCTGCCCACAGTTTATTCCAAGGGCGACAACAACGTATCAGAATACGGTATAGAAGACGATATAGGTGTTTTGTATCGTGTTAAAATGACCAATTACGGTTCTGGTACGTGTACATATTCACTTGCGCGGTCCAGTGATAGAGCAACTGGCGCTTTCTATATCAGCGGGTGGGAGGACGCCAACACCGTAGAGGCCACCATCCTGAGCGACCTTAGCTCTACATCGGCCACAACTCTATGGTCTAGGCCATACTGGTCTTTAGGAACTAGCTTCCCAAGGGCGATTGCCCTTCACGAACAGAGGCTTTTCCTTGGCGCGTCAGACGCCTATCCAAACACGATTTGGGCGTCAGCTACAGACGACTTTGAGAATATGCGTGCTGGCACATCAGATGACACGGCGTTTACCTTCCTTCTTTCTGGCAACAACTCAATTCAATGGATGATCTCAGACGAACACCTGTTCCTTGGGACTCTCGGGGGCGCTGGCAGGCTTGCCGCTGCTGGCACTGACGAGGCCATCACCCCAACGAACATAGAATACAAGCACCAGGGCAAGCACGGCAGTTCTTCGGTTCAGGCCGTGAGTGCTGGCGATGCCATCCTTTACCTTGAGCGCGGCGGCGTAAACGTCAGGGAGTTCACATATTCCTTTGAGCGAGATAAATACGTATCTCCAGACCTAACCGTTCTTGCCGAACACATCACATCTCCCGGCATTATCGACATGAGCTATCAGTCGAACCCACATCCCATTCTGTGGTGTGTTAGGAGTGATGGGGTCATGGTGTCTTTGACCTATAGCCGAGAGAACGACATTGTAGCTTGGGCCAAACACGTTACAGACGGCGAGTTTGAATCTGTCTGTGTGATCCCCGGCGACGACGAAGACGAAGTATGGGTCACGGTTGCCAGGACCATTGACGGCAATGATGTGAGATACGTCGAACAGTTCCAAGATATGGACTGGGGCACAGCCTCATCGACTGGTGTTGTAGCAAATGCAGACAGCAACAGCTATGCCATTAGCGATGTAAACAACAAATCAACCAACGGTGTCTATGCAATAGGAAATGATTTCATAGAGCCGAACGAACAGAAAAATCCCTTGGCCCAGATTACTGGCGTGCAGGGAACGACAGAACTGAACGGGAATGTTTATTCACTTTTGGTTGAAGTTGCTGATCGCAACCAAGTTTATCTATTGAATCCAGATACTGCCGAGTACATCGACACAACAAATTTTGGCACTTATACGGGTGGCGGGACTATCCGCGAAGTCAATGTAACCCCGGCGGGTCTGTCTCAGGCCGATTGTTTCTTTGTGGATTCAGGTCTTTCATATAACGGGGGAACTTCTTTTCCTATTGACTATGTCAGGCGAACCTCTGCTGGGTGGCTGGTTGTTCCTAATAATGATTTTAATGACGGCGATCTTGTCGTCATCTATGGCGCAAGAAACATGACTGAAATTAACGGTCAGTCTTATGCCGTTAAGCCTGCCGCTGATGCGAACCATTTATATCTAAGGAATACCGCCAATACGGAGTTTGTAGACACAAGCGGATGGAATGCGTACCTTGGTGGTGGCCGCGTTTATCATGCTGCTATTACATTCTCAAACCTTGACCACTTAGAAGGCAAGACGGTTTCTGTTCTTGCTGACGGGAACGCCCTTTCTGACGAGGTTGTTTCCGGTGGGTCAGTGACTATAGATAAATGCGCCCATGACGTTCATATAGGTTTACCATACACTTCTGTCGTTGAGACAATGCCGTTGGTATATAATACCAAGGAAGGCTCAACCATGTCTTCGACTACCCGCATTGCGGAGGTCAGAACTAACTTCTATGAAACGCTGGGTTGTGAGGCAGGAACGACGGCGTCTACTGAATCTGTTTTCTTCTATAAACCCACAGAATACACCGACAGCGTGGCCCCTCTTTATACGGGGTGGACGACACTACCAATGCTTCAGGGGTACTGGAACGACCCATCTCTGTACTTTAAACAAGAGAAGCCGTACCCTATGACAATAAGGGCAATCGTGGCTAAATGATAAGAGAGTTCACAGTACAAGACGGAGTAGACATTTTAGGGTCTGAGGCCAGGGAAGACGCCGAACTGAACCAGATGTCAGGGCCGGGATATACAATGCTCAAAGGCGGCAAGACTGTAGCCTGCGGTGGTATCAAGATCGCTGGGGTTGGGGAAGCCTGGTTTGCTGCTGGCGAAGAAGCCAAAGATTATAAGATACAGATAGCCCGAGAATCCCGCGCATGGCTGGATAGGATCATGGAGCAGCACCGTCTCTGGCGGCTCTTTGCCTATCCTGGCACGCACGAATCTGCAAGGCGGTTCCTGAAGTACATGCAATTTTACCCTTACGACATTTACATGAGGTAGACATGGACCCTTTTACAATAGCTATGGTTATCATGGCAGCGCTCGGCGCTGGCACCTCTGCTTACGCACAGAAAAGTGCAGCCGATACCCAGAAAAAGATGCTGGACCGCCAGGCAGAGGACGCCAAAATTGCCGCCGACGCCCAGAAGACAGCCGACAAGCTAAAGGCCCAGAAGGTCCGTGAGCAGGGGGAGAAACTCAAGGCCCGCCAAAGGGTGGCCTACGCAAAGAGCGGCGTCGTGGGCAACGTAGGAACGCCCCTCCTGGTTCAGACAGAGGCCGCTAGAGCCGTCGAAGAAGAAGCCATGCTAGTTTCCCGGGAAGGCGATTTAGCGGCCATCAGTGGCCGCACACGGGCCGACCTGCTTCGCTGGCAAGGTGGTGTGGCATCTCGCGCCGGGGCATGGAAAGCTGGCAGCACGGCTCTCTCTGGCTTCTCTGCTGCCGGTAGCCTTTTAAGAGATAGTTCGGGCAAAAAATACGACGAGGTAGTAAACTAATGCCTAAGATACCAATGCCAAATGACACCGCCACGCCCTCGGGCAAGTCTGGCGTGTCCACCGTCGTCAGCCCTGATTATTACGTTAGGGACGACCTTGCGAAGTCCCAGTTCTTCGACACGGTTACTAGGGAAGCTGTGCGCTGGGGGCAGCAGGCTAACCAGATTAACGCTGCCGCGAAGGTGTCCAAGTTCCAGAACGACCTACAAGAAGGCTGGAACATGACCGTAGCTGAGATGGAGCAGGACAACGACCCTGACAAGTACCCTCAGTATTTTGAAGCATTCAAGCAAGGCATGGAAAGCCGCCTTGAACAGATGCAGGGGCCTGCCAAACAGATAGCTGCTAACAAACTCAACAGAGACATAGGGCAATACCAGGGGAGGATGGAGTCATTTAAGCGGGGGCGGCAGAAAGACAATTTGCTTTCTGAGTATGAAAGGGCTGTTGAGAGCCTTAAAAAAGACGAGTTCAACCCTGGCACTGTGCTAGAAGAAATTAGCGAACGTATTCGCCAGTCCGGTATATGGTCTGATGAAGAAGCCGCCGCAAGGCTTGAGAATGACATATACGCTGTGAACCTGGAAAGAACGCTAAACGAATCTCTTTCTATGCCCCTTAAGGATGCAGTTGACTACATCAAAGACTCGCCGCTTACCGAAGATGACAAGCGAAAGGTTGAGTCCAATGTTCGCCATCAAGAGCGAATGCGACAAGAGGACTTAGAAGCCCAGAACGCAGAAACAAGGCTGGACCTGCTAAAGCGTTCTGCATCTGGCGTGGCAACGCCGAGAGAGATTGAATTGGCTGTTGCAGCAGAGATACTAACCCCCGGCCAGGGCGTGGCGTACCAGAAACTATTGTTGCCTCCCGATATTGCGTTCACGCCCATTACGGAACTATCTAAGGCACTCAAGATACAGAACGCCGTTGCCCTTGGCAAGCCGCTTGAAGAAGCAGAAGTGGAGTTATCAGCACTCAACCTTACAAGGGCAGACCGCGAAAAGTTCGTTGCGGAGATCCATAAAGAGCATGACATCGCCCTTGCGTCCATTATAAAGAACGCCCGCAGTCGCATGGAGGAAATCATACGGGAAAAAGACCCGTTCTCTGGCGCGTTCACAGACGACGAGCGACAACAGATAGCAGCAGCTGAAGCGGACGTTGAGCTTACCAATCTCATCCTAGACATGGTGGCTAAAGGCAAGCAGATCAACGAGGACGACCTTATCAAGCAGGCCATTGACAAGGCGCTAATAAAGAAAATGGGCATTGTATCAGACGAAAACAACAATCGGAAGACAGCGTTTAATCCCAAAAAAGTAGGGCAACCCAAAAACATTAGCGAGTTTATGACAAACCTGAAGAAGTTCACCGACGCGGACGACCGAGAAGGGTTTGACGAGTATTGGAATAAATGGCTGAAGACACTACTACAGCAATAGGAACCGCAGACGAGATATGGGGCCAGCTAAAGTCTGAGCCTAAAATTCCGACAGCGGAAGATGTCTGGTCTGCGTTTCAACAGGTCAAGAAGCAGCGGAAGGCTTTTTATGACCAATGGAACATAGACCCCGAGACTCGCAGGCAGAGGTCGGCTGAGGTGGTAGACATCTCAAAGGACTTGTTTGCGCCGGTAGACACGGTGGTAAACAACTATTCCTTTTTGACTGCCGATCCACAAGACCTGCGGGAAGAAGTCTTCAAGCAATATGAGAAAGAGCCTGGGGTATTGGACACACTCTTTGCCAAACCCCTTCCAGACGGCACCATCGAGCTTTCTCCCAACATTGAGGGAATCCCCGCAAAACCCCAAGAGGACGAGTTACTTCCCGGCCCTATGGAATTTAAGGATGAGGGTTTTGCCAAGAACTACTGGAAGAATCTAAAACAACTGTTTGTTGCTGAAGGCCCGGCATACGTTGACGACAGCCGTATGGCGAAGTTTGACGAGATGTTCAATACGGTTGTAGGCCAACCCCTCCGCTTTGGACTGAAGCTTGCCAAGGGCATGACCTTTGGCACCCCAGACATGGCGTGGGCTGGCCTAAAACGTGCCCTGCCGGAAGATCAGTGGAATGAAGTCAAGGACATGAACCTTGACGAAGCGATGGACTGGGCGGCTGGTTACAATCCCTCGGCCTTTAATTCCATGCTGGGTGATATTGCCCAATTCTCGGGGGCGATTGGCTCTGCCAGCAAACTAATTCCCACCCCAGAGGGTTTATCCACGATTGGGAAGGCTGCACACTCTGCCCTTCAATTTGGAGCCGCCAGGACAGCCACAGAGGGCGCAAAACTCGCATCCGAGAAGATAGACCCCACCGAGGCCGATTACGGCTACGAGGGCGCTACGGCGGTTATGAAGGACATGGCGCTAGGGGCGATATTTTCATTCGCCAAGTCGGGCGGTGAGGCTTTATGGAATCGGCACCTCATGGAGGCAGAGAGGGTTCGTGTGCTAGAACTTCTCGGCCTTGAGGGTAACGCCACAGTCCCAGAGATCAAAGAGGCTGCGCGGCGGTTTATGAAGATTAACCGGCCCAACGCTTCTGGTGATATACAGAACGCCTTTTCTGATGCCATCACTAAGCGCATTCGTATGTTAAGGGGGGAATCCACGGATATAGTGTTCCGTGGTGCCAAGGTTAAGGTCAACGCCCCAAAGCCCCTCCTTCCCCCATTTGAGCAGGAAGTGGCCGAAAGGGTAATGGTTGAGGCCGAGGAACTTACCAGAAACGCCCTGGTCAATCGCCACATTGCCCAATACCAAGGCTATCAGCGGAACCCATCCGAGGCCATGCTCAACAAGATCATGGAGACTCGGAAGCACATCGACGCGGTGGACAGGGTAACAGATCCACTTGACGGTCGGCCTTTCGTTCCCCCTGAGATTGAAGCCCTGGAACTCCAGAGGAAGTACAAGGACGTTCCTGCGGTCGCAGACACCATGAAGCTGCCGACCGTGGATGCTGGCACCGCTGGCATAGGAAAGCCTGCACAGGGCTTCCAGAAGGTCCAGACGGCTGCTACAGGCAAGAAGGCTATCCGCAACAAAGAGGGCCGCACAGCCGACCAGATGAAGGCTGACACGCCCACCTCAGAGATTGCCCTGTCGCCCAAAGAGCAAGAGTTAAAGTTCAGGGAATGGAAAGAGCGTAAGCGTTACGATACCCTACTCCAGAGAGTGGAACAGGGGAATATGAATGCCCTCCAACAGTTAAAGGCGTTCGTCTCTGGTACTAACTTACCCACCTATGAAGACTTGCTTGCAAGGGCCACAGAGGGCGATGAACAAGCCGTTCAGGACATTATCGAGGGCCGGTACTTCCACACCACCGTTGATGACCCAAAGATCTTAGAATACATCAAGCAGGGCAAGAGAATTAACCCACTGAAGCGGTTGCCGTGGGATACAGTAAAGGAGCCGAAGGTTGAAGCAAGGAAAGACGTTGATAGAGGTATTTCAGGAGACGGGAAAGGAAAAGCAATTAGCGTGCCTCCAGCAGAGGGAACAATTAGAGGATACCACGGAACATGGAAAGAATTTCCTATTGAAAAGTTCAACAGAAAACAACAGGAAAAGAACAGAATAGAGGGCGCGGTTGATACAATGGGTATTTGGTTTTCTAGCACAAAAGAGGGCGCTGGGGCGTATGGGCCAATTACTGTAGAAGCAGACCTGTCTATAAACAAGCCATACAGATTTAAAGGCAAAGGTGCGTGGAAAACAATGTCCTACGCTGCGGACCGCGCTGGTGGTGGAGAAGCGTACAGAAACAAACTAATAAGCGAGGGGTATGATGGGATTTCAATAAAAGGTGACACAGTTGACGGCGTTGAACAAGATGTTTACATAGCCTTTGAGCCGTCGCAGATTAAAAAACCTGGACAACTAACCCGCTTTCAACGCGGCATGACCCCACTCATTCCTATGATGGCCGAAGAGTTAAAGGAACTCGGCACTAAGGGGGTCACCAATTCCATAGACTTCGCAAGGGCATCTTCTGAAATTGCCCAGAATTTACTACAAAAGGGCGTCACCCGTTTTAGAACAATGGGGCCTGGCGGGGAGCAGATCGCAGATGACATTGAATACATATCCTTTAAGGTTGAGCAGAACTCCAACGTAGACACGTTAGGGGTGGCAGACGCGTATAAGGGCATGTCCAAGGCCCAAAGGGAGATGATAGGCAAATGGGCCAACGAGAGGCTCGACAAGGCCCCTCCCAAGGCCATACAAGACGCAGAGAAGGCCCTGAACGAGATCATGGACCGCGCTATGGAAGAGGCGGCTGAACTCGGGATGAAGCGTGTTATCTACACTCCCAAGAGAACGCCCGGCGGGATTGAACGGGTCAAGGAGGTAGTCCCTGTTGGTGGGTCTGGCAGGTGGTATCCGCAGATCCCCAATAAAGCCGGGGAAAAGTTCTTGAACGCAGCAGAAAAGAAGGGCAAGAGTGACCCGAAGGTATTCCAATGGGCAGAGGCACAAGTAGTAGACGGCAAGTTCAAGACCGTGGACGATGCCGTAACTGCCCTACAGGACTTCCGCAACAACCAACTGCGCGGAGTAAACGGATACCTGGAAAAATCCAGAGTGGACCTGCCAGAAGAATACATCGAATGGGACGGACTCAAGACGCTTCCCCATCTTATCAGAAAGAACTGGTCTACGGTCGAAGGCGTGAGGAAGTGGGGATATGACGCAGAGGGCAGGTCATTCCCTGGGGCCAACAAACTCCTAGAACAGATCAGAACCGACAAGGGCAGCACGCACGAAGCGAATGTAAGAGAGTTTATCAGGTCTAACTTTGGCCTTGGGTCTAACGCCAATCTCGCAGAGAAGAAGCTGTCTGACATTGTTAGGGGTTATCAGTTCACTACAAAGGTATCCATGTCGCCTTTGACGATTGCCAGGAACATGCTGGATCGTATCGCCAAGGGCTATATGATTTCCCCTGTGGCTACCATCCAGGCGATGAAGGATTACCCCCCGTTCTTGAACGCATTTATTGAATCGGCCCGCCTCTTAGAGAGGGAGATGATAGAACGTGGCGCTGTGTTTGGTCACGGGTCTTTATCTGAGGGTTACGAACCTGGGTCTGTTGCATCAGAATTGGCGGCGGCTCCATTTACAACGTCTGAGCGCGGCAACCAAGCCTTTATAGCGCTGGTGTCTTACCGCAAGCTAATGGCAGATATTGCCAACCTGCACAAGCAAAGCCCGCGACTGTGGAAGATACTAACAGGCAACACCGAAAGGGCCATTAAAGAACGCCTGAAACCCCTTGGCGAGAAAACCCTAGCCAAGATAGAGAGCGGCGAACAGCTTACCCAGGAGGAAATTAGCTGGTTCTTGCACCAAGCCGTAAGAGACAAGGCGTTCCCGAAGATCGCGTCTACTAAAGAGGCGTGGTATGACTCCCACCCACTACGCAAGATTTTCATGCAGTTTAAAACGTGGTCAGCAAGACAGACGGCCATGCTCTACAACGATGTCTTGAAGTATACCGCCAAGACCGGCGACCCTACGCGGATTATAAACTACCTGGTTGGCATCTTTGTTGCTGGTGAACTGTATAACATCCTTAGAGACACGGTAAAAGACCGCAACGAGTCTGTGTATTCTCAGTTAAAGCTTTCTAAGGAAGAGCGAAAGATCGGCAGGGCCATCCTTAAAGACTTGGTCGACGGCGGGTTGGTTGGTATGTTAGCAGACTTCACCTACGGCATATTCGACTGGGGCATCGGCCCGACAGGCTCCACGGCCAAAGAGGGGTTAAAAACGGCATCACGCATAATCAAAGAGTTTGACTTGAAGGGAGAGGTTGTAGGCGAACTGGCAAAGAAGGAGTTGACCCCAATCCAACAGATAGAGTCGGTAATGAAGAAGTTCGATAAAGACTCTATGTACACAGACTACAGCAAGTGGCGGTCAAGGGCGTGGGAGTTTGCCAATGACGCAAAAACGCCGGAGGAAAAGCTGTACGCATGGACAGACCGGGCCTTATTTGGTCGTAACCGTATTAACCCCGGTGAACACTCAATGGCCTATGAGATGATTAACCGCCAAATCATCGCCGGTGATATAGACGATGCTGCTGAATACGTCTCTTTGTTGGTGTCTCGCGCTGACACGCCAGAAGAGTTGATGAAGATAAGGACTGGACTTAAGAGTTCAATGACGCGTCGCGGTCCACTTGGCGGCTTAGGGAAAGAGAGGGGTAATTTCCTGGGCAAACTCACCACTGAAGAGAGAACCGAGGTGTTAGATTTAGAACGGGACTATAGAGAGGCGTACAAAGCCGCCATTAACCGAGGGTGGAAGTAGTAAAGGCGTAAGGAGAGGAAATGAGTGCAACAGATCAAGCGAAACTAAGACTCTGGATACGTGACGGCATTGCCATTATCATGTTCATGATAGGCGGGGTGAGCCTTTGGCACAACTCCGAGATAAAGCATGAAGCGTCCAAGCATGACAGACTGGAACTCCACCGTGTTATAGAAGAAACCAAAGAAAAGGACGAAACATCAACCATGAAGGTGATGGCTGAGATAAACCGCCACCGCACGCTGGGCTGTGATGTCGCCATTCAGGCCGCTAAGGATGTGGCGGTCATAAAAAAGGACATTGAGTACATCAAGCAAGGGATTGGCAGGATTGAAGACAAGCTGCCTTAGTCGCCTTCCTGCTCAAGCTTGTCCATGTCTTCTATGACTTGGTAATAAGCCACCTCAAGCGCAACACCCTGGTCGTCCAACATACCGTTGTGCGAATATATTGCTTCTATATGCGCATCTATGCACTGTCGCAGTTTTTTCCACCTATCCCTCAGCCGCTCGTTCTCGGCTAACAGTTTCTCAATGCGAGCTGCCATCTTAGCCTCTTTGCCTACTGGTCCTGTTATCATCTCAGTCCCCCTTTCTGCTCAAGCAACTGCTTCAACTCTTTGTAGTATGTCTGTGTGGTCAAATTGTCCACATCCATCAAATTTAGCAGTTTTAGTGAGGTCTCCCGCAGCCGCTCGTTCTCGGCCTCAATCTCAGTGAATAGATCAACCCGAACGTACCCAACTGGGGCTTTGTCTTCTGGCTCTGACATCACCCAGGTGTCTTCATATTGCCAAGACATCATGAGCCTTTTTGGTGCATCCTTCATCTCAATCCCCTTTCTGCTACCACACTAATTTTCTACCACAAATATGACAGTACTTTTGGTCACGCACTTGTGTCCCGCAGTGGTAGCAGTATGGCCTAGAGCGGTTTACGTTTCCGTCTGCATCTATCGGATAGGCTACTTCAATTTCTATTGCTGACTCCAATTCATCCACCCGTTTCAGCAGCCGCTCGTTCTCGGCGCGGAGGGTGGATAGTTCTTTGTTAACCCTGTGAAAGTTTGGTAATCTTCCACACCATTCATCTAGCGACATCTCTCTATTAGACCCATCCATCTCAATCCCCTTTCTGCTCAATTGATCCAGACGATAGTGAAAATTATGTTTCGTTGTTCTCTGGCACGTCCACATACTCAGTTTTTGGCGTATACGGGAAGGTGACATCCACGCGACTATCTCGGCTCGTATAGCAACACCCGTCTGGTTCGCGGAACACTTTGCCTTCAATGTCATAGGCGTGGTCGCCATCCTTAAATACGTGGCTGCATCGCCTGTTCTGGTATCTACCTGGGGATATTTCATTCCACTCGTTGTCCTCGCCCGTCAACGGGACAAGAGGCTCAAAGCTGGCAAGCTTTTTAAACCGCCCGATCACATAGGGTGCGGTCGTTCCGCTATGTCCTTGGTTGCCGAACACCTCCAACAATGCCAGGATGTCAGCGCAAATAGCCTCCTGCATTTCACAGTCATACTTGCCCTCGGCGTCGATCCACCCGCAGGCCCGAAATTCTTGTTTCGCATGCTCTATTAGATTCATTCTTATCGCTCCGTCTCAAAATAAAGGTTATGTTTCTCTGTCATTCCAGTCTGCAACGGCACCAGCCTCGCCGTCCATCCTTGATGGCCCATGCACGTCACAATCACGGCACCACACATACCAATAAGGCCACGACCGTGCTTGTGCCTGTTCCTCACACACGACAATGTCATTACCGCCACAAAACGGGCATGGTTTAAGTTCGTTGCTTATCTTGTTGTCGCGGTTGCCCATTGCGCTAAATCCTCCCAAGTATTGTCCGGTTCATATTCCTCGCGCCAATCAAAATCGTACTCATGTCTACAGTGGTCCCGCGATTTGCAGTTGCTGCACTGTTCTGGCTCACTCATTATCTGTCCTTCCGAGAATTGAGATTATGTTTCATTGCACTCACTTCTGTATTTATGGGTGCATATATGCACAGTTCTAGGTTTGAGTTTATGGTTCATTCCAATAACCTGTCCAAATCCACAGTAACATCACACGCAGCCACCACATGATTATCAACCCAGCTTCCATTCCGTGGCCGTCTGGGAACCCATTGCGCGTATAGCTAGATGATACTATGTGGTCTGGTATAAAGTGTGTGCCAATAATAATCAGCATCGCGCCAATAGCCCAAATCAGGTTATGTTTAGTACACCACCGCATTATCTCTTTCTTCTATCAGGTATCCACACTGCCAGCATTGGTGGGGCCATTCTTCTACTAAACTTCCCCCGCCACAACTTGGGCACACAACTACCCTTCCTTTGACGGGTGCTGGCTTGTTCGGCTCAACGCACGTTTGGTGGCTTCTATGTCCGCATCCGTAAAGGCAGGTTGCCAGCACAATCGCAAAATACGCTGCCCAACAGTGCGGTGGTTTCCGGTGATGACGTGTTGTGTGGTCACGTCGCAGTCTTTGTACAAGTTTGGTAGCTTTTCTCCAACGAAACATTCTATCTGCTCCTTTACGGCTTTGTTGTTGTCCCGAAGGTCATCTAGATTAACTGATACATACGAAACTCTGCGGGCCTTGAGGTATATATAATTACACGCCCTAATGAATACGGGCGTTAAATAGAGCTTCAGTCGGCTGCTATATGGCGGGTTCCTCTTAACCCTTGATTGAATGCACTGCCACAGGTTGCGCTTGAGCCATATAACCCTTACGTCGTGTTTAGACCTGAGCCATTGGCCCAGTCTCCACAAGCTCTTGGACGAGTCTATCCACACGCGCTCTCTCGGCTCACAGGTCAAGTTAAAAACAAAAGGCTTGCCGTCAGACGTCTCGGGCCATGTCCTGCCCCATATCCAGCTAGAAGTCTCTCCCAGATTCCTAAATCCTTTGTGGTTGCCAAGAGCAAACCCAACAACCGTGGAGCCGCACCGCGCTTGTCCTAGAATATAAATTACTTTTGCCATAATATTTCCTTGGTTGCGTTTATCACCGTAGCAGGTGGGATGTGGTTTAGGTTGCCACTGTAAGGATCGCTAGACTTAACCCTGCGTGGCATACCCGCCTTTTCGTCTGGGATATACAGACACGTTACATTGGCTCCATTGGGGACTCTTAATGCAGGAGATACGGGACCGAACAGGGCCACACAGGGAACATTGTACCTGATTGCTATGTGCATTGGCCCAGAGTCCGTACAAACAAGAACATCAGACATACAGATAATACTGATCAACTCTTTTAATGTGGTCATGTTTGTTCTGTTCTCACACTTGCACCGCATGGGTTCAGGGGAGTGACCCACGATAGTTACATGGTTCTGGGATAAGCCCTGGACCACCTCATACCACCACCTCCACCGCCTTCCTGGCGACTTGGAGTATGGGTATACCGTCACGCGCCGACGAGTTGGTTGTTCAAGTCGTATTGACATCCGTAACCAATGCCTCCTTGAAAGTGATAGGGAGCGCCTGCTTTGTAAAGAACCCACTGCCGAATAGGGCTGGCATCAAACTGAACTGTTAGGTAGGGTTTATATTTCCGCATCTCTCGCACCACACCTAAATACCGGGTCAACCCCCACACCAACAAACCTTTCTTGGTCCAATTTTTGATTCCCAAGTCAATGCAGCCATGCGCGAATCCGTACACTGTCATGGCGTCTTCTGGGTTGCTGTGCAAGATGACTATGTTGTACATCTTGGACAGGTGTTTCACGGCATCATAAGCCATGAACATATCCCCGATTCCGTTTGGTGGACATACTATACAGACCATTTGCTAATCCTCATCCATCGCCATGTGAATCCTAATCCGATGGCGTGGCCTAAAAGAGATACGGGTTCATAGATTTTCGTGTTGAGATACAGAAAGTAGGCCGCGCTCAAAATTTGAGATATGGCACCTACATTGAACACCCACGGCCTGCAATCTATATGACCTAGCTTTGTGCTGGTTCTCTCTCTGACAATCCTCATGCCAAGGTTGATAGACTTAGATGCAAAACCCAACAAGATAACCCAAAGAGGAATCATTATGGTACGAAAGACCTATTAGCCTCATTATGAGGCGCTAATCAGTCCTCAAAGAACATCATCTGGTCATCGTCAGCCTTGAGCATTGACGGTCGGTCACGATCCAGCCACCACTGCCAGTATTCTTCTGCCGATTTGAATTTTTTCTTTGCAGAACTATTATATGTCTTTTTTACGGCCCGCTCCCATGCTCTTGCTATTTGAGGCCACCGCTTCATTTGTAGCTCTACATCCCTTGTCATCGGACACAAAACACAACCGAGCCTTTTAAATCCCTCGTCGTATAACTTACAATATTCGATATTATTTGAGCGAATAAAGTCCCATACTTCAGTGTCTTTCCAATCTATGATAGGGTGGAAGTAGTGCTTAGACTTGTCTCTCATACAAGCCTCAACCATTCTGCGTTTTGACCTTCGTGCGCTTTCCCCCCATCTTACGCCTGTAACAACTATTCGGCCTGAACCGCCACCCTCTTTTAGCTCTTGGCAACAGAACCTTGCCTGCCTCCTTGGCGGCATCTGTCGCTTTACTATCAACTCCCACATGGTCATCTTTGGCCGACCGATTACAACGTCTGGCTGTGCTTTTACGTGCTGTACCAGTTCTGGCGGGTCACAAGTTGTCAGGTGGTGGTGGGCGTCATACTTAACCCCAGACATTCGCACAAGGTTTAGGATGGTATCGCTGTCCTTCCCGCCAGAATAGGCCACGTAGTAGCCTTCCTCTGGCTCAAATTCCTTGATACGGTCTATTGCCCTCTCAACGATATTTCCAAACAGATCGTTCATTTTATGTGTCCAATGCACTATTAGCCTCATTATCTTTCACGCCACGGCTTCTACACCAGAGCCGTGACCAGAGCCAGAGCCAGAGCCATAGCCATCGTCAGAACCATCGCCAGCGTCAGAACCATCGCCAGATCCATCGCCAGAGCCATCGCCATAGCCAGAGCCTCACAAACGTACTTAACTCCATTGATCATAAGTCCATTAATTTCTTGTTTCATTTTTCTGCCTTTCGTCTTATTTCTGAATGTTATTTGTCGTTTGCACTATTAGCCTCATAATTAGTTGCCGTTGCCGTTGCCGTTGCCGTTGCCGTTGCCGTAGCCGTAGCTGTAGCCGTCGCCGTCGCCGTCGCCGTCTCCGTTGCCG